TAATGACGATTCCCTGCTTAACACTAACCTAATTAAATCTCTCTCGATTCACATTATATTATGAACGAAAACGACGACAACAACATCTTCGGCGACAACGATAAATCAAATGAAGAAAACTTCGACTGGAACACAATCCCCAAGCAAACCTATCCTGCAAAACCTGATCTACCAACCAACACACCCATTCAAGCAGAACTCTACGAAGTACAAACAAAGAATGATTCAATCACTCTCATGTACAGAGACAGCGAGCATGAGGGTTTAGCTTCCGAAAACTATACTATCTTCAATGGTAACCAAGCCTTCGTTCTAGATTCATGGAACAAACGCTTTGCAGTTAAATCCGTTGAAGCTCCAAAATCAACCATTAAAGACGCCATCAAGCAACACATGAAAAGCTTCGAAGGCAAAACAGTAACTGTAGTACTCGACCCAAGAAGTTCTTCTGACGAAATCTACAATGTCAACCCCATCAAATCAGCCAAAGCTTCCTAACCACACACCTCAACGACCTCGTTACTATCACGGTAGCGAGGTCTTTTTTTGTCCCGAGTCATATATAGCGGAGGGATTGCACGCCCCATTCGCTGTTACCGACGCTAAAGCGTCGACAGCTGGCGCCTCACCCAAACCTGCCGTGCAATCCCTCCTTCAAAGTGGTCACGAGCAAGCTCGCTCCATTGACTAAATCCTCCACTGCCACATATTATGTGCGTTAGCAACCTGTAGGGTAAGGGACGCCGTCGACCCAAGACCAACGACCTCAGACCCAAAACAGGATTCCGAATCTTGTGTGCTACTCGACCCAAGTCCTTGACTCGCAAGCCTTTAGCTAGTGACAGCTACACAAAGGTGTCGAGTTCGCAACTATCATTGAAGTGACAACTGCGTTGTAAGCTCTAGCACTACCACCCCCCACCTCTCCCGTGGTACCACTATCACTACCACTCGCAGTCGCCTATCAATCACAGAAATAAAAAACTATCTTTTCGAAGGCCGACCCCCCATCCGGTGGTGCGGGGGGTACCAAAAAGGTACTGTGTTATACAAAAGGGAACCCATATCAGAAAAAATTTATGCCTAGTCAACAAGTAACAAGATTAAGAGAGGATGTTCATAAGTTCATTCACGATGATGACTTTCATGCAGCCATGTCTGCACTTCGGGAAGGACTACAAGCAAACCAAACTGTCCGCCGAAACCGTGCAGATGGCGAAAGGGGAGTGGAATATGCCGAAACACCAGCCCACACTGTGCGAATAACCGCGGCAAAATTGATGTTAGAGTATGGATTTGGTAAACCGGCCACCCGTGCAGAGATAAATATCAACAATGAGACGCAAAAAAGCGCTTCTCCGGCCGAAATCATGTCCCGATTTAGACAATCAGGCATGGATTTGAACGAAATTGTCGATGTTTACGCAGAATCAGTAAAAGAAGCCCCTTTGGAGATCGAAAATGAGGCAGAGTGAAGTAGATAAGTACTTCAAGGACAGTAAATCCTATGAAATAATGGATGTTTACAACGAAGACGACGTAAACCCGCTTGAAACTCAGGAAAAAGACGACCCTAAACGCCTAGCTCTAGCCAGAACAGCTTGGGGTGAAGGCAGAAACCAGGGCAGAGACGGCATGCACCTTATCCAGCATGTAATAAAAAACCGAGCTAACTCCGGAGGAGCCTATAACTGGCCCGAAAATGTTTTTGATGTAACTCGTCAAAGCAAACAGTTCAGTGCTTGGAACCCTAATGACCCGAATAAAGCAAAAATGGAGGCTTTAGACCCAACATCTGAGGATAAGCAGTTTCAGGAAGCGTATGAAATCTCAGACCAAGAACTACCTAAAGAACTCCAAGAAATATTCGGAGACGCAGACCATTATCACACGGATAAAGTATCCCCATCCTGGTCTAAAAGCCCAAAAATGCGAAAGTTAGGTCAGCACGGGAGCCACCTATTTTATTCAACAAAACCCGGAACCGGCGTAAGCCCAGCTGCGAACATGACCGGAGGAACTTTATGACAAACCTACCAAACAAAGGCCCAGGACAAATGTTTGAACACGAGCTATCAGCGGTATTTGTCCGCTGGTGGGAAGAATCCGACCTGGATGAAACAGAAATGGCAGAAATAGCAATCGGCGTCATCGAACGATTCTGCGACACATCAGTCGAATTCGAGCCCGATTTTGATTTGGATGAGATAGAGGATGAGTGAATCATACGAAATAGAACCTTGGGATAGCACCTCAACTATGAGGTACCCAACAGGCAAACCTATGCCAGGCGAAGCAGAGGGTCTTGGTGTTGCGGCTGGCGGTATGTTAAAAACCGGAGCTCAAATGCTCAACCCAGTTGAGGCACTTTACGGTCTTAGCCATGCGGCAAGCGGCATCGCCAATGACGGGGTTCGTCTACTTGGAGGAACTCCTAGAGAAGACGCACCGTCATTTGCGGGAGACTTAAAAGACGCTGCGGTTAGTGCATATAACCAACCAGTACAAACAGCTTTTGATATGGTCACTGCTCCCGGATCAATCCCAGGAATGTTTACGGGATTGAAAGTACCTAACATTCCGAAAGGATCAGCGTACAAACTATTAAGATCAAAACCTGGATATTCAAAACTAGCACCTGAAGTCAGAGGTATGGGCCGGTATTCATATAATCCTTATGAGGTGAACAATAATTTCAATAAAGGTAGACCTTATGACACAATAGGACAGTCTATCCGTCAAGAGCGTCCTAACACTAATTTTAGAACCGAGCATGTAAATAAAGCCCCAGACCAAACTAGAGTCGCTCATTTAAGCGATGGCACTAGTAAGATGGAGTTTTCATTGACTCCAGAAGAGCGTCTTCGGCAGGCAAAAGACATTACACAAAAAGATGTTGGGGATGCTGTTACTCAAGTAGGCGACCGTGCAAGTGGGGTGGCGAGACCTGAGATAGACTCAATACTATACTCCCGTGCGAGTCCCGATAAGAGCCACACAATAAGACACGAAGTTAAACACCTGCTCCACCCGGCGAAAGACTCAAAATTTTCAAGATATATGGATGAAGCTAACGCTAACATAGTGGGCGAAAAATCGGTATCCGGAGGGCTTGAGAAGTGGGGGTTAGGTTTAAGGAATTATAACAATGGTGGCTACTCTGGACACGGATCCAAACGGGTTGGTGTAGCTACTCATAATATAGGCAAAGCCGGATCCGCGATTAGAAAATTACCAAAACCCGCCGGCATGGTAACAGGACCGCTTGTAAATTACGCAGCAAGGGAAGAATAATGCACAGCCTCGAACAAATTAAATTTATGAACACCCCCGCGGAAGTAGCAAAGCGTCAGAAACTCGCGCGGGCAATGAACAGGAGACATAAAGATGCCAGCAAAAAAGAAAAAAGCTAGCGCAGCCAAGAAAAAAGGCCCGTGCTGGAAAGGATACCAAGCAATTGGTATGAAAAATAAATCAGGTCGCAAGGTCCCTAATTGCGTACCCAAATCTAAAGGAAGGAGCAGAGGAAGATAATGCCAGGATTCGGAAGATCATACGGGAAGAAAAAACCCGCAAAGAAAAAACCAGTAAAGAAAAAGGCCAGCTATGCCCGCAAAAAGAAAACCAAGTAATCCCATACGGAAGACGACCAAAGGTAAAGGAGCTAACTACCGCACCGCAAAGGCTGGCGCGGGAATGACCGCTAAAGGCGTCCGAGCTTATAGGAAAGCTAACCCCGGATCCAAGCTCAAGACTGCGGTCACAGGTAAAGTCAAAAAAGGAAGCAAGGCGGCAAAGCGTCGTAAAGCTTTCTGCGCAAGATCCAAAAGTTGGAACGGCGAAAGAGGTAAAGCAGCCCGACGCCGCTGGAAGTGCTAATTCGAATCATAGTTTTATTGATTCTGCCCGCATGCACGGTGCACAACTATCATCATTACAAGTACGAATATAAGTACGATATAAAGATGGACGACAGTCCAACTCACAAGCCAAACCCAAAAGCCAGCTTTCATGACGGAAAACACTGAGCAACTAGAAAATTTAATAAGAATCGACCCAGAGGTCTGGTTTAGCACCTTCGGAGTGATCCGTGATAAACGCGGCAAAGACATAAAGCCGGTAGCGAACACCCTACAAAAAAGGATGTTTGCCCATTACCGTAAATGTCAGCTCGAAGACCGTCCGTGCAAAATGATTATCCTGAAGCCTCGGCAGAAAGGAGCTAGTACATGCGCGCAAGCCCTTACATATCATCACATGAGAAAGCATGAAAATCTTGCCGGATCATTGATGGGGGATATCAGCGGTACAAGTGACAAGGTTTTCGAAATATACCGCCGGTATGCGGAGAGCGACCATTTCCCCTGGACCGAAGGCCAAGGGTCTGTGGCCAATGGCGGTAGTCTTGCGGATTTGATCAAACTCGAAAGTGGATCGGCCTATGGTAAAGAGACCGCTGGATCAAAGAATGCCGGAAGATCAGGTACTATTCAGGTTGGTAATATGACTGAGGTTGCATTCTGGCCAATGCAGGGAGAAAGAGACCCCGCTCTTGGATATTTGCAGAGTTTATATGACGGTGACAATCTATCTTTGGTTGTTGCTGACTCCACGCCTAATGGACCAAATGGCTGGTTTTATCGGACATGGGTACAGGACAATGAATGGGCTAAGATATTTGCCGCATGGTTTGAATTTGATGACTCGGTTATACCATTTCACTCCGATTCTGAGCGTCAGGATTTCAAGGATACCATGACCGAGGACGAAAAAGAGGAAGTGGAAAGATTTGATGTCAACCTTGAGCAGCTTCATTGGCGCAGAAGAGTCCTTCAGGATAAATGCAACGGAGATATTTCTAAATTCCGTCAGGAATATCCGAGCGATCCCGAGGAATGTTTTCTTATGTCCTCTCGCCCACGGTTTCATATCGCAAATCTCGATAAAATGTCCAAGGCCTCGGTTGATGTTAAGCCCAAAATGGGAACGATTGGTGTTCAAACCGATGGAAAGACCGCTAGTTTTAAACCAGACCGCCTTGGAAACTGGAAAATATATGAGGAACCTGAGTATGATTCCAAATATTTGATCTCGGTGGATACATGCACCGGGGAAGACCAGCAAATGCAGGGATTGGCCGCGGATCCAGATTTCCATTCTGTTCAGGTATGGAAGGCTCCATATGAGGATTGGCATGGTAATTGGCATGTCCCTCGTTTAATCGCGTTGCATCACAGCCGATTGGATATTGGAGTCCTCGCCCAGGAGATTGAGGGCATTGCCCGCTGGTATGGAAACGCATTTATCATTCCGGAGGTTAATAATTCCGGATTGGCATTATTGAAATATCTATTGGAGGCTGGATTGAGCGTCTATCGCCGGCGCCGATATAATGATTCCAGCGGAATGGTTGAAAAAAGCTATGGATGGTCTACCGATAAGATCACCCGAAAGACGGTAATTGATCATATGGCGGCCGAATTGATTGAGGAGAACTTTGATATCCCCGATCCCGATGTCCTGAAAGAAATGAAAACCTTTGTTATTAACGATAAGGGCAAACCGGAAGCTGCTCCCGGGCATCATGATGACCATGTTCTCGCCGCAGCAATCGCTTTGTACAATATTGATCAGGCGAGCACATTTAAAGCGCCCAAGAAAACAAAAATTACCAACCGCATGCTGCGCAAGAATCCAAGCCTAATGTGCCCTGATGGCTTCATGCGAGTCCCCTTAGGTGCCATTAAGAAGAATTACAAGCGGTTGATGCCGTAATTCCCCGCAACTACTCTTTTCGCTATGGCTGATACGACATTAAACAAAAGAGTTGCGGATTTAGCAAAAAAACTAGGCGTAAGCCCTGAATCGATATTCACCGAACTTCGCGATTTTCACAAAACAATAGCTACAAAGGTGGCGCCTGAAATAGGAGGGTTACCTTTAGATAATGATAAATACGATGCGTTCACACCAGCTTTTGAAGTAGCGGAGAAAAAAGGACCAGAGTGGAGTCGATTATACAGATCTTATTACGATAAAGAAGAAGGGGAAGGTGCTTACGATACCGTAATTAACGACTACCTTCAGAACTACCCATACGATTTATCAGAAGACGGAATGCTAGGCTATTCGCAAAAGCCCGACGGATCTTTTGCGAATAAGAATCAAGAAGCCGAAACAATTTTAGAAGACTTCGAAAAAGAAACAGGTGAACCCGCTAACCCGGATCGACCAAAACCTAAAAAATCTTTAGATCAACCCGAGGGCGGAGCGGCGCAGGCTCCAGGCGGAATGCCTATGACCCCCGAAGGCCAAGCCCAGGCAGCGATGCAGGCAAAAGCCAACAGCATGCCCGATATGCTAGATCGCCTAGGCGGAAGCGGAAGCAAAATGGGTAATCTTGCTAAGGGACGGGTTCAGGCTCAAGCCAATTTCATGGCGGACGATATTATCAAGCAGCAAAAGAAGCAGTCCGACCAAAACAATTTTCTTAGAGATAGATACGACGCAACGGGCGGACGAGGTGTTGGAGCATTTGACTCTCTTTCGCCAGACGCAAAAGCTCAGGCAATAAAAAATTACAGTACGAATAGCTTTTTTGATTCAAGCACCCAAGCTGGGAAAGATCAGGAAGCATTATTTTATAAAAACAATCCGAACTACACCCCGCCAAAAGCAGATATCCAATCGCAATACGAAGCCGCTAGCATGAACCCTCCATCGGTTGCCAGCGCCGACGGAACCGCTACAACCGAAGAGTTCGGATCTATGAGCCCAGCTCAGCAAAGAGCTTTTATTCAGAACTATAAATATAACCCGCAAGGACAAAGTCCAGAAACAGTGGAAGAAGGAACGATGATGGGTGCTCAAGCATCGTCAAATCCAGAAGTTAATTTAGAAACCTTAACAGTCCCGCAGGGGCAGCGAGAAGTCGCAGAGTATCAAACTTTACCCGGCACTTTAGACTTGGACGGAATGTTGCAACTAAAGAAAGACAGAGAGGGTCATCTTAATAGATTTCAAGGTGCGGTAAACAATTACACGGGTAACGATCCCAGAATACTTGAAGCCAATAAAAGGGGCTTAAGTGAACTTCAGTCTAGAGCAGATAGCGCAACA